ACGTCAACAAAACTGTACAACAAAAAAGCCCCCTCAAAAAGAGGGGGTTTGTGTGTCTTATACATTTATGTTTCTATAAAGTTTCTGGCCACGGATCGTCCGTGGTATAGGACATGTTGGTAAAACGTAGGTCACCAATATCTCTATCCGTTGGCACTGGGTCGTCAAATTGTAAACGCAACTGATTATTATCGCCTGCCCCACCCAGATAAAATGTGCCAAGGCGCTTCCCCTTGTCGTTGCTCATGATACCTAGTTTTGAGTTGATAGAACGAAAACCAACTGGTACACTGTTTACGTTTAAAATCACCACGTTACGCTCTCGGTCTGAACCTTGTGGAACGTAACCGGGTGCGCCTCGTCTCACGATACCAAACCAACCCCAAGAAAGGCCACCAAAACTAATTTCAACCGTTGAATTAGTGCGTCTAAACTCAACATATGCATTAGTTTGATTTGAGCTGATATTTTTTGGTCTAAATTTGACATCACCAAACAAAACAGACCAAGCACCCGCACCAGTTCCATTGGCCTTTTTAATCCACTTCACCGCTCCATTTTTAGCCGTGGTATCAGTATAAATTGTACCGATGTCGGCGTTTAGAGCGTATGGAAAGCCTTGGCCTTTTAGTTCTGTACTACTACTTCCAGAATTGTTAGCCGAAATTTTTCGTTTTAGCTCTTCGAACTCATTCTTATTAACGAGTTGGCTTGTGTCCACTACTGGCAATTTTGACTTCGTGATAAAAGGATCGCCACCGTTTTGCAATTTGGTGTCAATAAGAGCATCCAAACCAAGTTCAAGGTGTTTCTCTTTGATATTGGTCGTCATTTGCGCTTGCAACGTGGAATATGTTGGAAAGAGTTCATAAGCCTTGGACTGTGACAATAAAGACGCTTGTTGGCCTTCGATGTTCCCGATATCACGACCGATAAGTTTAATTGCTTCTTTTAACTTGTCCATTTACGCCTCCTTTAGAGACTATTTTTGGCGCTATTGTAGATTTGTACAAAGTCAGTAGTTTCAAGAACAGTGAATTTCTGTCCGAGTTCCGTCATTTTTGAGACGATAGCCCCATCAGAGCTACTGCCAGCAGAGATTTTTTCGGCAATCTCTTTGAGTGTATCTAAATCTTCTGGTACTCCCTCACCCAAGATGGCTGTTTTAACGCCTTGAATAGCAGTATTAAGCTGTTCTTGCGTGATGCCTCCAGCTCCAATTTCTGACTTTTCTGCCTTGTTAGCAAGTTGAGTCTTGATATCTTTGATATCAGTACCAACTGCTTGAGCAAATGATGTTAATTTTTCTGTGTTTAAAGTCATGTTACGTCCTTTCAAATTTTAGCCAGATTGTAAAGAGTGGTTAAATCTGGCATTTCTTCAGTCTGTGACCCGTTTGGATGCTCTGAAATATACTTTTCGATTTCTTCTTTGACATCGTTTTTTACAAGTTTTAAGATTTCCTCACTTGTAAATTCATCTGCTGAGCGTGTGATCTCCAAGCGGGTTGAACGGTCACTTGGGAAAATATAACCACCACAGACAATCTCAATCAGATATGTGCCTACTGGTAGAACTTTTTCAAGTTTAAAACTCACTTTCGATTTCTCGACAAGTCCTTCAAGTGTGAGCTTGCCTTTCGAATTGTAAATTCTGACAGTGGCACTTTTCCCATTTAACTCATTGACAGGTTTGCACAGTTCGTCCAGCAACTCATAACCAAACAGAGAAGCAGAATCGCCTTGCTTTACGACTGCCCCTCCTTCGAATTGCTTTAGATTCGTAGAATTTAATAGTGCCATTAAATCCTCCTTATTTTAAGCGAATGAGCCAAAGTCTGTGATACGTTTACCATTCTCTGATTGACCGACTGCCACATATCTGCGATTTCCAGATCCTCCGATGTACGTGATCCAGATGTAACCGTCATTGTCTAACCAGCCATCATAGTTAATTTCTTGACCAGCGGTATAGACTGCTACGATATCACCTAAAAGCCCCGCAGAAGACCGTACATTAAGAGCCGATACTTCGACTGTGAATGTACCTGTCTCTGGATTAAATCCATTAGAATCAACCGTGAGAGGTTCTGATGGTGTGATAGGCTCTACTTGTGCTGGTTGCCCGTCCACTGGGAAGTAGAACCATCCGACAATGGCAGTAAAATCACGAGTATTATATCGTGCTGGACCACCGACATATAGACTGTCTTCATTGCCATCTATATTTTGCTCGATGGTACGCATGGTGTATCCGTCACTGTCCTCAATTACTAGGCCAGTATGTCCGTATGAATGACCAAACAAGTAGGTAGTTTCTTGTACAAACACTGCCCCAGCTCGTGGCTTGCTGTCCAGATTGCCCTCCTGATTATATTCCACCTCATAACCTAAATCACGGGCAGAATTGAGTAGATCAATAGCATTTCCCCAGAGAGTTTTGCCAAAAAAGTAAGTAGAGATAGCATTCGGTAGTGCAGCACACTGCATACCCCACTTGCTCATAGATACGCCAGTCCCAGCATCTGCTAGTCCTTCTGCATATCCTAAAATATCATTTAAAGTAGCCATTTATTGCTCCTTCCTAAATTCAAAAGCCACCACCCAAAAATAGGCAGTGGCCATTAAAAAGATTGCTGTTTTAAGAGCCAGTCTTTTAATCAGCATTTGGCTCTTCGTATTCGAGCGCTCGTGTGCTATCTCCATACCCAGCGGTTGTAGGGTCTGGCACAATGTTCCAAGCGTTGAAAATAGTCAAACCTACAAGGTAAGGGTTTGATACAAACTTACCAAGTAAGACGAATACTGCCCCCCAGCTTGTCAAATCTTCAAATTTGATACCAAAGTAAGCCAAGATGGGCAATGCTAAAGCAAGCGCCAAGCGTTTTACGAATTGTTTATTTTTAAAACGTACTTTCCAGTTAATTTTATTCATAATGTTACCTCTTTTAGTTATTTTTGTTTTGAATTAATGCTTTAAGTTCCTTCATATCCTCGCTCAAGGCCTTAACTTGTTCTGCAAGGATGAGTAGAGACTTATTCTGTTCATCGTGATTGTCCAATCGTCTCACTGCTGTCAGACGGAAGTCACGCATGTTTTCAATGTCTTTTTCAATCACGACCATGCGTTTCTCTTGTGCCACGACACTTCCTTTAAAATTTCCGTAAATTCCAAGGAGGACACCGACAAATCCAATGATCAGGCTGATGTCCTCTGGTGTAAAGTGGATCATAGATCACGCCCCTTTCTGATTAAAGTACTGGTTGTGGTGTAGCTGTGGCCACTGGTTGAGTTTCGAGATCACCAGAAGGTTTTTCTTGCTTCTCTTCCTTTGGTTTAGTCCATTTCCAAATACCGATTTTACCGTTTTGATAAAGACTATCCAATTGCTCCAATGTTTCACCTTGATAAGTGAATGGGTCATTGACTTGTACCATGATGCGTTTGCCTTCTCCGAAAGCTTCGTTGTGATTAGGATCTACGATGGTAAAGATTTCTTGTGCTTGATAAGTCTTACCAGTTTGCCCAAGCTCCACCAGTTCAAGACCACGCTTGAATACTGTTGGATCAAGCGGATTGTCAACATCGGTTACACGAGCCAGCACTGACCAATCGGCTACTGACTTGATGCTTTGGATTTGTTGCGTCATTGCTTCGTTTTCTTTGGTCAACTCTTGGATTTTAGCGATAGCGTTATTGTTGGCCTCAACAGATTTGTCAAGCTCTTTCTTGATTGCTACCACAGCACCAGACGTATCAAGCTCCATGCGAACAATGTTCAAAACTGCTTCAATCAGTGTAGCATCGTCTTCGTTTGTGCGATTTGTTGGCAAAATTTCTTCAAATACTCGATATGGGAAGTCTTGCTTGATTGCTACCTTGGTTGTGTTAGCCACTGCATCGTATGATTTAAATTGTAGTTTGTAATCCATTATTTAGTTACCTCATTTTTATTCTTAACTTCTTCAAATAGGTCCTTCAAATCTTTATCAGATTCTAGGACAGAGCGATAGTTTTCCAGCTCTTGTGTGAGCTGATCTAGTTTTTCTTGTAGGTGAGTACATCGAGCCTTAAATTCAATCTCTCCGAGTGTTTTGTCACCCAATTGCTTGTTTAATTCAGCAATCATAGTTAGTAAAATATTTTCGTTCATTTTCCACCTCTATTTAATCACATTTCTATCAAATCCCCATGCGTCAATCATGGATCGTATCTTATTCCGCATTGCGGTAGACATAGTGACTTGTCCCTCGGCATGCGCCCAAAGTCTCCACAAAGCAGCGACGCTTTCTTCCATTCTGATGAAGTCGGTTGGAGTGTCCGTATCTGAATTTGTTTTCCTAGGCACGACAATATGCCTTGCCCAAATAGATGAGGCTTTTCCCCATGTAGCGGGAGAGAAGGTTTGAGTTACTGCATTTAAATTCCAGCCTTCCTCGCTGGAAGCATGTCTGAATTTGCTTTCGTCTCCATACATATAAAGTCGATCTACGCCATTTCCATGAAAATTTTCAACAACAAGACCAGAAAATGACACACTTTTCCAGTTTTCGCTACCATCTCGGTTGCTGCCTATTATTGTTCTGGCAATGTTTTGATTGGATTCTCTCTTTGCTTCGTATTTAATGAATTGCGTAGGATAACCGTTGAAGATCCGCCTTATAGATGCAGTGTCTGTCATCATATTTAATGAACTATTATCTAAATCGAACACCATCGAACCTGTGTTGGATGTCAATCTTCCACCTTGGATTTTTTCTGCTGACACAGCGACTGAATTCAGCTGAGTGATAAAAGCCCTTTGCGATGTCAGTTCCCTGATAAACGCTTGATTTGATACCAGCTTGTTGATCATGGCAGAGTCCACAAGTAATTTATCAGCAGTGACCGCATTTGAGGCGAGAATCTGAGTTGTTACTGATCCAGATTCAAAATTCCCTGTCTTTAATTTATCAACCATTGCAGACTTAATAACTGCATTGTCAATTTGAGTTTCCCCTGTAATGTGAGTTAGTTTCCCAACAAAACGGTTTGTCCCATCAGCACTAAAGTTGATGCCATTGATGATGTCGCCAGCGCTGTTTAGATTGCGTATAGCATACGAACCAGCAAGCTGTGTAACTTGCGTTCGTGTAGCTTCGACCGATTTGTAAGCATCGTCAAATTGGCTAGGCTTGTAAGGGCCAGTGTTTGACCCACGAACAAGGATAATTTCCTTAATTTCTACCCAACCATTTCTTGAAATATATGCGTAGAACGGAAAATTTGTATGATTTCCAAATTCAAAGTCAGATGACATGTAGAACGTCCCTTGAAATTCTTTCCAGTCATCAGAGGCAGGAGTGTTTGATGTTCCAGCTGTTGCTGTGAACGCTGCACGATTCAAGACGTGGTTTTTAATAATGACGTTGAAATCATTATCCAGTGTTCCACGGATGCGGTACTTAAAGCCGAGGGAATACGTTTCACCTTTATAGATTTTTCGGACATAAATCGGAAGCGTGAAACCTGACCAGTTATAAGATGTTAACCCTTGTGCCTTGATGGTGAATACTCCATCGTTTACAGAAATATCAATACCTTGTTTTGGATTAACAAGCGTATTCTTATCCATTGTCTCTGAATTAACAATTAAGTTATTATCATCCGTGACATACTTCCCAACCTCAGTCTGGAATATATCGCTAGACATTACAAGCCGTGATAGCTTGTCTGATGCGCCTGTTTCGGATGTACCAATAATACGCTCGTATAATCTGTTACTCTCGGTCAGCTTGTTAAACTCAATGGTTTGCCTTTGGATAGCACTTTCAGCTTCCCTTGTTCTTGTCATTAAATTTGAAAGATCACTATTAGTGCTCCCAACAAAACCGTTGAAAGTTGCTCTAGGCGTAAATTCGGTCTGGATGTTCTGCAAAATCTTGCCATAGATAACATTACCATTATTATCATTCGCAAAAGTCTCTGTCACTTTACGAGCTAAATCGGGGCTATTTAGAACTTGACGCTTAATTTCATCCGAAAGAGTTGTCGCATCTGGCATCGTACCAGCTTTCTTCAGCGCTTCCTCTGCTTTTCGTCTAACTTCTTCGAGGTCCTTGCTTCCAAACTCTTGGAAGCGTCTCTCAATATCATTAGAGATCAGCTTCTTGACTACCTCAGCTTGTGCCTTGGCTTGTTCGATGCCATCAGTGATTTCTTGTTCAAGTGCTGTCGTTTTCTTTAAGTATTCGGCGTTAGCGTTATCAACTAACTTCTGCACCTTAGCCTCATACTCTTTATCACGGCCACTCAATTTTTCATCCAATCGCTCACTGATTTTATCTTCCACCAGACTTCCAAGTGCACTGCCAAAGGACTGACTAATTTTCCCAAAACCAATGCTGACAAGTTTCTCCCTCATAGGAGCGAAGCGATATTTTGTAATCTTCTTACGTAGATCTACGTTGTATCGCTCATGGAAGACACTCACAGTGTCAAAGAGATTTACAGGTTGATCTGATTGTCCAATGACATCAATTTCAAGACTTTCTTCGACCATATCGCAGAGAGTTTCACGGAAGTAGCGCTTCCCGTACTCTTCCAGCGTTTTCTGATCGACTACATCCTGGTCTTGCACTTCCATGTCTGCTTCGTAAATATTTTTATATTTACCAATCAGAGGGCTGTCAACTGTAGCAGTGAAGACTTGCTCCTTCTTGTTTTCATCATGACTTTCAATGACACGCCTGAAATGAATTCTTGTCTTCAATTCCTTAGTAGACTCAGACTCTTGGTAGGACTTCATATTTTTCTTGTAGGCAAAGAGAGATTCGTTTTCTACTCCTGCTCTCTCAAGTAGCCGGATGCTGTACTTATCACGTACCAGATCTCCACCCCATTGACCGACAATAGAATGCTTATCTTTCGCCAGAGCTTCCATCACCGATACGTTTTTTAGATTGATAGTATGCTTCGAGCTGATATCAGAAAAGAATGTGAAAGGACTCGGTCTTTTTAAAGCTGACACCAGCGCATTCATGACAGTGAAGCCATTTGCTCTATCAACGCTGATAGTATTGATTGAGTGACCATTCAGTAGAGTAGCAACCTGATTAGCATATACCGTGA